CAAAATAGATGAGAAAGTAAAGCAGAGCTTCCTAAGCCTAAATTTAGGAAGAAGATATAATCTAAACCGACTGTTAAATCAGTATTAAAGTATTGCGAAAGCAACGGTGTAAATACAATAGTAGACCTATAATGGGTCTACTATTTTTTTGCTCTTTTTTGTGAATATATTCACTAATTATTAAATTGGTTACAAATCTATATTAAGTATGTAATACAATTAAGTATAAGTAAATAATATACAAAGGGGGTTAGGATTTGCCAGCATGGTATAATAATTTCTTTGGAAAAAACAAAGAAACAGAAAAATTTATCCAAACAGATGCTGATTTACAGAAAACAATGAAGTCTACTGAATCAGGATATATTGCTAAAGGTCTTTATGGTAAAGCATTTAATAGAGATAGTTTGGCTGTCGGTCTGGATATTAATTCTAATAGTGCCGATATTGCACTGGATAATAATAGAATATTAAGAACTAAGAATCTTCTTTATAGCTATTCAAAGGATATTATTGTTCAATCAATAATTGGCACAAGAACTAACCAAGTTAGAAAGTTTGCTAGACCATCAAGATTATCTAAAGATAATATAGGTTATGAAATAGTTCCTAAAAATCCTCGTGGCAAGAATGGTAAACCAACTGTACAACAATTAAATGAAGCTAAAAAAATAGAAGAGTTTATTCAAAATACAGGTTCTGAATATCAATCACAACGTAAAGACTTTCCATCATTTTTATCACAACTTCTTTACAATCATTTCGTATATGACCAGATAAATGTTGAAAGAGTATTTAGACATCCTAATGATAAGTACATGAATCATTTTATTATGGTAGATGCACGTAATGTGGTTTTTAAAAATATTCCTCGTTCTGCTGATATGCCTAGAAAATTCTTACAATATCCTAATAGAACCAATACAGCTTTAGGAGCACCTATTGAATTTTCAGAAAAGGAATTGACCTTTTCTACCTATAATCATGATACTGATTTACAACGTCATGGTTATGGTGAAAGTGATGTTGAAAAGAGCTTTAAGCATTTAAAAATGCACATGGACACAGAACAATTCAATGCTAGATTCTTCTCTCAAGGTGGAACAACTAGAGGTATTTTAGTAATTGGTTCTAAGGATTCAAATATGCAACAGAACGCTGCTGCTTTGTCAGCTTTAAGAAGACAATGGCAAAGTTCATTTCAAGGTGTTAATGGAGCTTGGAAGATACCTGTTATTTCTGCTACTGATGCACAGTTTGTTAATATGACACAATCATCAAAGGATATGGAGTAACTTAAAAAGTTACATTAGTTTAACTAGTGCGACAAACTCCCCTAGTCGAGTAATCGGCTTTGAAACAGTTAGTTAATTGCTGGAAAACCATAAAGCTATCAGACCTACAACGTAACTTGAAAAGGTAAACGTGAATGGTATGAAAATAGAAAAAATCTGATAGATAGCATAAGGTCAAATCCTAAGTGCTTTATAATTGGCAATCAGCAACCAAGACCCTTAAAAGGGTAAGGCTCAACGACTATCCATAATGCTAATGAAATTTTAGCTATAGCAGTAGGGCTATAAGTTTGACATCTTATAGTGAGTGAGAACCTCTTAAATCGAAATACTAACCTACTTATATTAAGTAGATGATATAGTCTAGGCTTATGTGAAAGCATAAGGTCAAACACTTATAATCAATCACAAAAGCAACAGTTAAATAAATAATGATTGATTATAAGCATAATAATTAGTTTGAGAACTGGTTAAACTATTTAGTAAATATTATTTCATCAGTTTTTCAGATTCAACCAGATGAAATTAATTTCCCTAATCGTGGGGGTACTACTGGTAAAGGTACAGGTTCAAGTATCAATGAGGGTAATACACAAAAATCTAAAATGAAGCAATCCCAAGATAAGGGATTGGAACCATTGCTTAACTATATAGAAGATTTTATGAATAATGAAATTCTTAGATATATTCCTAGTGGTAATGATTATTACTTTAGATTTTCTTCTGATGATGGAGAACAGGCATTAACACAATTGAAGATTATTGAGCAACAAGAGAAGAATGGTATGACTATTGATGAAGCTCGTGACCGTATGCACTTACCTAAGATTGGTGAGTTAGATATTAATAAGGTTGGTAGTATGTTTGGTGGCCCTGCTGTCGTAGTTCAAATGTTGCAATATTTGAATAGTAAAGATGAAGTAATGCAAGCTGTTCAACAAGGTAAAAATATGAATGACCCACAAAAGGCTGACCATAAGCAACCTGATAAAGGAATGCCTGCAAGTGCTGTTGCTGATGCTCTTGATAATAAAAATTCCACTGATGTAGATAGTTCAAAAGTTGATAATGAAGTTCAATCAACAAATGATACGGATTAGTAGAAAAATTGTGTAAAAATTGACATAAGTTCTATATTACAATAGAAAAGGTGGTGTAATTGTGCCAGAAAAGGTATTAGAGAAGAATAATAGTGATTTTAATATCTTCCTACCAGCTACTCTTGAAAAGAGTTCTGATGGTGAATCAGAGCCTTATTACACTATTTCTGGTTTTGCTTCTACTGCTACAAAAGATTTTGAGGGTGAAAGAATTGACCCTGCTGGAATTGACGATAGCTATTTTAAAAATAATGGTTGGATTGACTATGAACATAATAAAGATAATGTAATAGGTCTTCCTACTCAAAATTGTTTTACAGACCCAAACAAGGGATTGTATGTTGAAGCAAGATTATTTAAAGGTAATCCATATGTGGAAAAAACAATGGAACTAGTTCATAACTTAAAGAATATTGGTTCTCATAGAAAAATAGGATTTTCTATTGAGGGTAAGATTTCTGAAAGAGATGCAACTGACCCAACTATTATTCGTGAGGTACAAATTACTGGCGTTGCTGTTACCACTAACCCAGCTAATCCTGATGCAACATGGGAAGTAGTCCAAAAATCTCATTTTGGTTCTATAGATAAGTCTACAGACCCATTAATGGCAGGTTATGGTATTACACCAGAAACACAAACTGATGGTGGAGCTTTAAGACCAGAATCATTGGCAAGAGATATTACAAGTCTTGCTTATGCTATGAGTAAAATTAACAGTCCTAAAGAACTTCATGAGTTAGGTGAAGCCGTTGCAGGAAGACTAGAATCAAGACCAAATAAAAATGCAGAAGTGGAACCACTGTTTTTACAGGTATTTAGTGGTATTTCAAGAAAACAGGCAAAAGATATTTTGTCACAGGAGGGCAAGTCTTAATGAAAGACAAATTAAAGAGTGCTTTGGAAGAAGCTACTAAGTCAATTACTGGTGAAGAGGTAGTTGATGAATCTACTGAAAAGAGTGTAGAAGCTAAGAAAGATGTTCAATCAGGTAAGAGTTCAACTGACCTAAGTAAACATCAATCAGAAACTTCTAAATCAGAAGATACAGATACTGATGATGAAGTAGCAGATTCAAAGGATAAGAAAGATAAAGATAAGGATTCAGCTAAGAAAGATGTTCAATCAGGTAAGAGTTCAACTGACCTAAGTAAGCATCAATCAGAAACTAAGAAGTCTGCTGATGAAGAAGATGATTCTGATGATGATTCAGAAGATGACAAATCAGCTAAGAAAGATAAGGATTCAGCTAAGAAAGATGTTCAATCAGGTAAGAGTTCAACTGACCTAAGTGAACATCAATCAGAAACCAATAAGTCAGTTGATGAAAAAGAAGATACAGATGTAAAAAGTATTGTTGAAAAATCAATTAGTAATTACTTTGAAAACGAAGAAGCTAATAAATCTGTTGATTATGTAACTGCTGATGATATGTCCGATATTATTAAGTCTTTATCAATTGCTATGAAGAAGTCAATCGTTGATGTTGTTTCTAAATCAGTTAAAGAAGCTGTTAAGGATATTACTGGTACTCAAACACAAACTCAAGCTGCTGATTTAAGTTCTAAGAAGTCTTCTAAGAAGTCTAAGAGTGAAAAAGAACCAGAGGGTGAAACTGGAGATTCTGGAAATGCAGGTTCTAAGATAAATACAAATGCTGATGTTGAAGAATCATGTGATACTAAGAAATCTATTGATGATTCAGGTGTAGAACATGTTGAAGATGCTAAGAATGAAAAACCTATCATTGGTAAATCAGTTCAAGGTATTGAACCTGAAAAATCTGATGAAAAAGTAGAAAAATCTGTCAACAGTTCTAAAT